AAAGTTACATGACGGGTGGGATGGTTATCCACAAGAAGTAAAGCAAATTGTTGCGAACATGTTGTTCAATATGGGCATTACGCGCTTAAGAAAATTTAGAAAACACAACGCAGCGCTGCGATGTGGTGATTGGAAGGAGGCTGCTGTAGAAGGCAGAGATTCAAGATGGTACAAGCAAGTAACGAACAGAGCAGAAAGACTTATGGTCAGACTAGAGGCCCTTTAAAGGTCGAATCTAGTATTCCACAAGAGGAACAAGAAAGTAAAGGTTGGTATTGGTGTCACAAAAAGCAAGGTCTTTTTAGATACTCAGACTGGCATAAAAGTTTAGAAGAACTAAATTTAATTAGTTCATAGAGGAGAAATAAATGAAAATTAAGTTGTTAGGAAGCCAAGGGGATTTAACATCAGCTACTGACATGGGTAAAGCGACATTAGTACGAGTATACAATAGTACTGCTGCGGATGTTGTTATGACACAAAAAACAGGATCTACTGTTATTGGAACTATGACAATTCCAAGTAAAGGAATTGAATTAGTTTCTAAGATGCCTGCTGATACCTTAGAAGGTGGAGCAGGACTTAAAGCTGTTAATATTGCAAAAAGTAGCTAATGGGTGAAATATTTAGTATTATAGACGAGGTAGGATTACCAATTGCGGGAGCGTTGGTATCAGGCTTCTTTATATTTACTATTATTAAACAAATGCTATCAGGAGTGTTAGATCAAATAGATACTCTTATGATATTTACTAAAGGTTTAGAAACTCGTGCGAGAACTATGAATAACGAAATTATAAAAATTGATATGTTAGTTTCTAGTGCGCTCGAGTTAACTCCTCCTATTGATAGGATAGCTAGGTCAGAAAATTTTGTAGAAGACGGTAAGATCGACGTCAGACGGGATTAAATGTGGATGAGTTTAATCCGGTAAACTTAATCCAACAATATGGATTTACCACAGTGGCTATTGTCGCTATGGGTTATTTTGTATTTTTTATATGGAAATATGTTAACGATCAATTAAATCCAAAGCTAGAAGAAATGCATATGGGTTTAATTAGATTAATTGATCAGATTAGAATGCTTGATCAGGATATGATTAGGCTTCAAGAAAAAGTAAAAGTTGTACTAGAATACAGGGAAAGACAAAAACAACTTAGTGAGAAAGAAAATGAAAAAAATAAAAATTGAAGATTTTGCATTAATTAGTATATTGCTATTAGCAATAAGTTCAGTATCTGCTGACGAAATAAAATTTGGATTTAAAAATCCATCATTTAGTGGACAAGGAACTGGTGCACATTATTTAACTATTGATAATATTGAGCATACGCGTAAAAAGGCTATTCAAGATGCTTTAGAGGCTGCTAGAAAGGCGGCTGAAAGAGAAGCAAATAATACTACAATGGCCAAATTTATTCGTAACTTAGAAAGTAGAATTTATGCTCAGATGTCAAAGCAATTAGTTGAATCAATGTTTAGTAATGATGGTTCAGTGCGATTTGGTTCATTTACATTAGAAGGTAACGTAGTAACATATGAAGTTATTACAAATACTGATGGTTCTGAATATATTAAAATGACAATTGTAGACTCTGACGGAACAGAAACAATAATTGAAATACCGGTTGGAACTGGTAACTTCGGTCAAGATTCAGATGGTTAGGTATCTTGCTATATTGCTGCTTTTAAGCGGTTGCGCGTCAGTGCCTCAGTGGAGCCCAAATCCACAGGATTGTAATGATCTTGATGGTAAGTATAGTGAAGGTTTTAATAGACACCTTCAAATGGGTATACAAAAGACAATGGCAAGAAAATATATCTGTGTTGACGAACCAACAGCAGAAAAATTACCAGCTTATGTAGAATTATTAAATATACCTCCAGCTAAAGATAAACCAGTAGTTGCAGTATATGGATTTAACGATTTAACAGGGCAGAGAAAGTCAGTAGATAATATAGCATCTTTCTCTACCGCAGTTACGCAAGGCGGAACTGAAATGTTAATAGACGCTCTTAAAACTGCCGGAGGCGGCACATGGTTTAGAGTAGTAGAAAGGCAAGGCATCGACAATCTTGTTCGAGAAAGACAAATTGTAAGATCGACAAGGCAAGATGTAGCTAAAGCTAATGGGAAGGATCCTATTGGGGTTGGCCCGCTTTTATTTGCAGGGATGATAATAGAAGGCGGTATTATAGGTTACGATACGAACACTGAAACTGGAGGCCGAGGAGCAAGGACTCTTGGCATTGGTTTTAGTAGAATGTATCGTAAAGATGTAGTTACTGTATCTGTGCGAGCAGTTTCAGTATTAACGGGTGAAGTATTATTGAACGTCCAAGCTAAGAAATCGGTATTATCTTACGGCTCAAGCGGCGATATATTCAGGTTCTATGAACAGGGTACACAGCTAATTGAATATGAGGACGGAGTGGGTAATAATGAGAGTGTGACATATGCGGTACGCGCAGCTATTGAAGCTGCAGTACTTGAACTAATATACCAGGGACACGACCGTAAATTCTGGGATTTAACCGCGGGTCATAGACATCCACACCAACACGATGGTGTGAACGAAAGACACGCACAAAAAGAGGAAAACAAAAATGAATAAATTATTTAGTATAGCGGGATTGCTATTATTATTTACTACCAGTTCAGTTTTGGCACAAGCAACGGATGATAACGAAATTATGATACAACAAAGTGGTGACACTTTAACGCTATATATTGATCAAGTCGGTTATGGTAATAAGATAGGATTGGATGATTTTTCTTCATCTGGTTCTGATATGACAATTGTAGGTTCGGGTTTAACGTTTGATATTGATATGTTAGGCAATCAAAACTTAATTTTTGGACCTATCGAAATGGATGATTCAGACTTAACGTTTAATTTAACCGGAGACTCAAATGAAGTCGATTGGAATATAGGTTATAACGGTAGTTCGGATGATTCTAACTATAACTTTGCAATTACTGGAGACTCTAATACTTTTGATATTGATCAAGGATATGTGTATAGTGCTGAAAGATTAGATGCAGATTTAATTTTAGTTGGTAGTTCTAACGTGTTTGATTTAGATTTTGAATCTGATGATATAACGTGGGATTTTGATATTACTGGAGACAGCAATAACTTCAACACACTACAAAACGATGGTTCTCAATCATTAACTGTAGAGTGGAATGGAGATAGTGGTGACATTGATATTAATCAAATTTCAGGCACTTGTGTAGGAGGTTCACCTTGTGCAACTCCTAATGCTGTGATTAATTTAGATGTAACTTCAGACAATGCTACAATTCAAATCAATCAAAAAGACGCAGCTAACGATAGCTAGCTTACTATTCATCACTGGAATCACTTATGCTGATTCCATTGGTGACATAGTAGAGTCGACTGGCGTTAGTCAGATTGTCCGTAATAATGAAGAAATAGCTTTATCTGGAACTATTATTCCAGTAGAACTAAACGATGAAGCAAAAACTGGGAATGGGCGTATGCTTATTGAGTTTTTAGACGAAGCTCAGTTAGCGCTTAAAGAACATTCTGAAGTATTGATAGACGAAATATATTATGACCCAGATCCTTCACTCTCTAAAATGAGCATGAAGTTTACAATGGGAACAGCAAGATTCGCATCCGGAAGATTAGGATTAGTGAATAAGGCTAATATTGATATCAAGACTCCTACGGCTTCAATTGCCGTACGGGGAACTGATTTTACAACAACTGTTGATGAGCTAGGTAGATCACTTATTATTCTTCTACCGGATGACCAAGGTAATCCATCAGGAGAAATAGTAGTATCTAATGAGGGTGGAGAAGTAACTCTCAAAGAAGCCTATGCTGCTACAATGGTATCATCTTTAGATTCATCTCCAACACAATCAGTAAAAGTAAACGGCATTACTCCATCGTTAATAGATAACATGTTCATTGTGTCACCCCCACAAGAGGTAGAAGATCAAATAAAAGAAGAAATGGCCGATGATGCTAATCAAGATCAAGGCCTATTAGATATAGATTTTCTAGATTTTGACGAGTTAGAAAAAGATGAGTTAGAAGAAACTGAAAGTGACTTAGAATTTAGTGAATTAGATATCGACGAATTAGATGTAGAATATTTAGTAGATGTTTTAGATATTATAGATAGTTCTAATCTATTTGACACTTTAGGCGAATTTAATATTAAAGGTGCAAGAAGAGGATTAAACGAAGAATCACAATATAATGTATTTCTTCAAGATGGCAATTTAGTTTTCTATAGAAACGTTAACGGTAAAATTAATATTATTATCGGAGCAGGTGGTAACTTTACTATAGAAACGAATACACCTACTTGGGAAGGTATTATATCTGGAAATGATGGAGAGGATATTTTTATCTACATTAATCAGGCGAATTAAAATGAAATGGAAGACACTAAAGCAACAATTTTTTAAGTATTGGATATTACCATGGGGAGCATGCTTATTTTTAGTAATGCCAATACATGCAGATGATAACGTTATATCCTTAGAACAATCTGGCGATAATTTACAGTTAGGCATCGAACAGATTGGATACGATAACGAAGTTAAGATGTTGGATAGTAGTTCATATATCACAGCATCAAATCTTGGTATGTACTTAGTGCAATCGAATACAAACACTGGGTCTAATCCTAACTCAATTGTGTTTGATGAAGTAAGTGGCACAGGTAATAAAATGAAACTCGGACAAGGTATTGCTTGGACTACACTTGATTCTGATACTGATTTAACATGGTACTATGACAATTACGAAGGCGGTGGCCATGAGATTAATATAACTATGTATGGCGACTATAATGAATTAGCAGTTCAACAAACGAACCAAACCGGCGCAATTGATGGTCATGATTTTGACTTACATTTGGCTGGTGATAGTAATGAGGTCAAAATAAAGCAACAAAGTAGTGGCGCAAAGGCTATAGACCTTACAATATATAACGACTATAATGATGTATTCATTCGACAGAAAGGCGCCAATGCGACACACAATGCAAATGTAACACTCGATGGGTTATATGGAACAGATTTAATTTTAAAACAATTAGGAACAACAACCCAATCATACAGCATAAGTATAGATTGCATGACTGTTGGTGGTTGTTCAGCAACAGTACAACAGGGCAATTAATGCGACGAAGATTTATATGGCGTAAGTACGGATTTCCAAATAGATATCTTGGAACGCATATAGATATATACGTATGAAATATATAACATCGATTTGGACTACAGTATTGCTTTTTATTGCACTTTTATCAGTGCGATTAATAGATCCTTCCTTTATAGAACAGCTCAGATTAAACACTTTTGATAGCTATATTAAAACAATTCCAGCAAAAGAATCTAGTGTAGTATTATTAAACATCGGTGAGGATGCTCTGAGCGCGTACGGTCAATATCCATTTCCACGTCAGCAATATGCTCAACTAATATCAGATTTAAGAAATGCAAATGCAGGCATGATTGGATTTACTATTATGTTCCCAGAAGATGATAGGTTTGGTGGAGATGATGTTTTTGCATCATGGATATCCGAGAATGGTATAATATTAGCGCAAGACGCAGATCCTAACGGAAAAAGTAAATCAGCTCCTTATGTAGGCACTGCAACATTTGGTGTAGGTGATCCATTAAATTGGTTAATACGATACGATGGTCTTGTTACTAACATTCAACAATTAGAAAAAGAAGCCTGGGGCCATGGATTAATAAACGCTATGCCTGAAGTCGATGGACTTGTAAGAAGAATCCCATTAGTATCACAGATAAACGAACAACTATATCCGTCATTTGCATTAGAAACAATACGAGTAATGCAAGATAAAATATCTTATACTATTAAAGTAAATGAAGCTGGAGTTGAAGAAATAATATTAAGACCTTTTAGAATCCCATCAGATCCTAACGGTTCTTTCTGGATTAATACTAATTATCAGTTTAAGGAAATAGAATACGGGTCCAATGAGTTACCTGATCTTCAGGGCCAAACTGTGATTGTTGGTTTAACGGCAAAGGGTCTAGCTTCTCAGATACCAACTCCTTCTGGTTTAAAATCTGCTCATCACATACAGGCTTCTTCCATCCAGTCGATAATGGACGATCTCTCGATATCAAGGCCTTTGTGGGCTGAATTTCTTGAAGTTGGTTTAATGATTCTTCTTGGATTGGTGATAGTGGGAACTGCTTATCATGCGTCGATTGCTGTTGGTGCTGCTGCCTTCGTCGGCTCAGCCGTTGGATACGCATCTGCCGTTTTCTATTTTTGGACACAGTCTCAGATACTCCTCGATCTTAGCTACCCACTAATATTATATATACTTTTGTTTACTTCAACAAGCTTTAACAATTTCTATAAGCAATTTGTATTACGACAACAGATTAAAAAGCAATTCGAAACCTACTTAGATCCAAGACAGGTCATGCTGCTTCAAAAAGATCCGTCATTATTAAAGCTTGGTGGTGAAAGAAAAGAGATGTCTTTTTTGTTTATGGATATTGTAGGGTTTACTCCTATATCTGAGCACTATAAAAACAATAATGATCCGGAAGGATTGGTGGAAGTTATAAATAGTTATTTAGATACAATGACTAAAGTAATATTAAAGAATGATGGTACCGTCGACAAATATATGGGCGATTGTATTATGGCATTCTGGAATGCTCCACTTCCATGTGAAAACCATGCGGACATGGCAGTAAAAACCGCAACCGAGATAATAGATGCAGCAGATATACTCATTAAAGAGTTGGAAGAAAAAGGTTTACCACGTATTGATGTGGGGATTGGTATTAATTCCGGGGACTGTATTGTCGGAAACATGGGATCGGAATCTCGATTTGACTATTCCGTCATTGGAGATGCCGTTAACTTGGCAGCTAGACTCGAAGGCCAAACACGCAATTATAATGGGGTACGGGTGTTGTTATCACAGTTCACTGCGGGAAAGTGTTCTGAGAGAAGCTTCACAAAAGTCGATAACATTAAAGTCAAAGGTAAAACTGAACGAGTTACAATTCTTACGATATAATGAACCTGCAGTAAAAACTTATTTCTATGTTATTAACGCTTTAGATGTGTATACAACATATCGAGGATTGAAGGATCCAAGGATATATGAACTAAATCCAATATTAGGAAAAAAACCGTCTTTAAGCGAACTTATTATACTAAAAATTGTTTGGGGAGGATTCGTATTAAAAGCCTTTACCACAGAAGAATTAATAATACCCAATACATTAACGACGTATGCTGTTGTTAATAATATTGATGTATTACATAGTGTAGGAGTTTGGTCCTTATAACGTTTTGTTATATACATATAACAAAATAGTCTAAAAATAGCTAAAATAGTTGTGTACATCTACTAGAAACTGGGGTATAATATACACATATTAACGCGGAGTCACTCATGCCACATATAGCAATCACAGGTCAGATCAAAGATAAGAAAAAAGTGCATGCGTATGTACATTCTCTTTGCAAAGAGCTTGGTATTAGCCGTATGTATTCAAAGACCATCTTTATTAACTTTAAAACTACACTAGATAACGATAGCCAAGGTCTATGTTGGGGCGATCTAAAAGAAGGTTATGTTGAGATGTCTATAGCACGCAAATCCGACGGTGTAAAGCTTTCATACGAATCTATGATGCAAACACTAGCTCATGAAATGGTTCATGCAAAACAATACTTACGTGGTGAATTGAACGGATATAACCATTCGTGGAAAGGTAAGAAGCCACGTAACTACAAATACGAAAATGCTCCATGGGAACGTGAAGCATATAAACGCGAAGAAGAGTTATATAAAAGGTGTTACATATAACAAATATGTATAAAAACTATATACTATTTTTAAAAAAAGTATGTACAAACCCTCAAAACTGCTGTATAATATACCCATAAACAAAATTGATAAGGAATCTAAATTATGAAAAAATCTATACTAAACGCAATCAACTCAATCAACTCTACTGATGAAATGAATGAGGTTATCGAACTAATTAAAATTAAGCAAAAACAACTAAGAGCGATTAAAGCTCAAGGTGTTAAGTCTAAACTTTCTATTGGTGCTAAAGTTAAGTTTGAAAATAACGATGGTATTACCACGCACGGCGAAGTGACTAAGATTAACAGAACAAAAGCGGTTGTTAGAGTCGACGGCCTACTTTGGAACTGTCCTCTTGGAATGTTAGAGGTAGCATAATATGTTGACTACTCAAGAAAAATGTCAAGCTATCGGTGGCGGTCTCTTTGCGGGACTGCTATTCGGAGCGTTTATCGCATCGCTAACAACTGCTTTAGATATGCCTGATGTTCATTTCAGTCATTCTACCGGCGAATGTGTAAAAGTTTTAAATTATGTGGAAGATGACGTATACACTTGCGACAATCTTCCTTCAAAATACAATAAAGTGTGGGTGAAATAATATGGCAATTTTATGTAAAAAAACAAGTCCTGTAACAGGGTTAACTAACATCATGAGTATCGATGCTACTCCTGAGCAATTTGCTCTATGGATAGACAGCGATACGCTCATTCAGGATGCGATGCCTGATGCATCCGTGGATCAGAGGGAGTTTCTCATCTCTGGTTGTACTCCATCTTGCTGGAACTCTATGTTCGGAGCTGGAGAGGAGGACGCAGCATGAGTATGGCTTATTGTGACTACATTGCGCATACCATTATTATGCCAGGTTTAACCGAAGATATTAAAAGCAATCATGGACTTGTTGCTGAGTCAAGTCAGGTAAAAATGGACTTGCATAAAGAAGGTTGGATGCAATCAACTCGAAAGACTATTATGTGTAAAGACATTAATGGTAAAGAGTATAAAATAACTATTGAAGAAATTTAAAATAACTGTGTACATTTGTTGTATACTGTGTTATAATATATCTATTAATTAGAAGGAGTACATTATGGATAGATTAGCAATAATCAAAGCGGCGGCTGAAAAACGTAAAGCTGAAAGTGAATTTAAAGCTACTGTAAAAAAGGTTTATTCAAGACCTAAATATAAAGCACCAAGGCTGACTGCTTCAATGAAGAAAGCAGCGCATCAAGCTCCAGGCAATCTGGATTGCTTTAAAGAAGAAAACATGTACTATTCAAATAAGGAGACTCAAGACTATATTGCAAACTCTTCTTATATGGATGTTTACAATGAGATGAAAAACGATTGGGATTAGTATGACGCAATACACTGATGTGGTAGAATATCAAAGGCGCAAAATGGCCGTTGAAGAATGGGGCAAACAGTTTCAATATCTGCTAGCAGAAAAAGGCTATGTCGAAATAGCTTACAACAGTGGATTAGTTACTCGTGAATATCGTAATGGTGGCAAATTTGTAATAATCTCAGAAGAAAAGTCAATTTCGCAATTGATGTTAGAAGCGCCTGGAGATTTAGAATGAATTATATAGGCTCTATTAGATACGATCAACATGGTCGTAAGCGTAAAACAAAAGCACTTGCGCCAAGGCGTAAGGTCAAACAAGAATTTAAACCGCTAAAGGTAGAAAAGACCTTTGCGCAACAAAGGATGGAAGAGTTTAACACTAAGTATCCATCCTATACAGGAAGTAGTCAGTATGAGACTCCTGAAGATAACTCTTGGAAAGCAGAAGAATCCAAGAACTTTACAGTCGCACCCGCTTACAACAAAGGTGCATATCAAGTTATTCCACGTAAAGATGTGGAGCATATAGGAAAATAATTATGGAATTTTTATCAACAATCTTATCATTAGTAGCATTAGTAGTATTTTGTTACTTATGCGTAGGAGCATATCTCTTAATGAGAGACTCTGAAATAAAATGGCAGATTCGTAAAGAGCTACGCGCGAAATATCCGGATTTAAATCGAGACGAAATCCGAGTATTATCGTATATTAAACTAAAAGAAATGTGGGAGAAAGGTAATGTCAAATAAATACATGTTAGTTAGTGAATACAACGGTTCTAGTAAATTTAGCAATCGCAAAGCCGAAGTATTAAGATCGTTTGGAGATCATCCTTATCACGGTATACGTATGTATATTGACGGAGAGTCGTTAGGCATCGAATGGTATAAAGCGCATAATGAAACGTACGCTGAAAACGCGGCAGAAAATTATGTCTTAGGCATTAAAAATTACGAGAAGTCTTAAGTTTATGGCGGGGCACACTTTTATCTACTCCTTATCAATTGAAAAAAGTGTGCCCTGCCTGTTTACAAACACAAAAAAGTGTGTTATAATATAGGTTATATTATTGAGGAGTAAATTATGGCAGAAAATAAAGTAAGAACAACAATGAGAAAAAACAGGGTTACCATTGACGACAAGTATATGGGACCTGAACCTATATTTCAACCAGGTGAAACTGCCGAAGGCGTAGAAGGTCGTCTTACTAAATGGCAGAAGGCAGCACATTGGTATAATTATTTTTATAAGACCAAAGACTATGTACCTACAATACTGCAGTTTGCAGAAGAGAAATTTGGATACACTAAAGATCAGATAAAAGCTTTTAAAAAGTTAAAAGACTATGAGTTTGGTTACTTAGGTAAGTTAACCAAGATTCATTATAGAGGTTATGAATATAATGAAGAAGAGTTAGCAGGTGCAGAAGAAAAATTCAAAGAGCTATACGAATTAGCGTTAGTTACTGTTGAAGAGATCGAAGATAAAGCTGCTGCAAAACCTGTTGTTACAATACAACAAAGACAAAAGGCAAAAATCCTTGAGACTATTATGGATGATTGGGATGCAGTTGTTGATGGATGGTTAGAAGGAAACTTTAAAGTAAACTTTGATGCCTATAAGCTATTTAAGCAATACGGTTTAAAAGGTTCAGCGCTTAATATGTTTAAGTCAATGGTTGAACAAGAGTATCAACCAGTTAAAGATGCATACGACAAAACGTGTGATCAAGCTGTAGAAGCATTCTCTCATATTAAAAGAACTAATCAAAACAAGATGATAACCACTATGGAGACCATCTTTGAAGATTTAGATAAATTAAAGGTTGCTAATAAAGCAGCAAGAATTCCAAGGATAAAGAAGCCTAAAGCTTCTGATGTACAGGTTAAGAATATTAAGTATAAGGTTGAAGATATCGATGCTAAATTAATGTCAATTAATCCTGTTATGATTCCTGGTAAAGAAGTTCTATTTGTTTATAATACTAAGACTAGAAAGCTAACTCAGTATAACTCAAATTCAACTAAAGGGTTTGAGGTAAGTGGTACTACCATAAAGAATGTGTGCGATAAAAGTAGGACAACTACTTTAAGAAAGCCAGACGATATACTGCCATTGATCTTAAGTAAAACAATAAAGCAAATCGACAAACAAGTGTGGGATACGCTAACGACGAAAATAAGTGTTCCTAATGGTAGAATTAATGCCGATTGTATATTACTCAGGACACTATGAATATTGATATAGATCAAAAGATTATGACACGTAAACGGTTTTCAACTGCCGTAGAACAATTAGTTGCAAAAGGAAATATGTCTTACATTGATGCAGCAACATATGTTATCGAGCAAAGAGGTATGGATTATAGCAATCTTAAAAAGCTATTAACTGATTCGCTTAAAGATAAAATGGAAGCAGAAGCTGTAAGGCTTAATTTAATTAGAGGAAAGAAAGGAAATAAATTGCCAATATGAGCAGTGATCCATTTGAGTCTTATCAACTGTATAACGCATTAAAGCTACACTTTGAGCAAGCGGGATACGATGCAGTCAAGTACAATTTTAAATCTAATGTAACTCCAAACTCTTTCTTTAAACGGAAAGACAAATATTTTTTCGCTAAGTTAGCAAAGAAGTATAACGGCGAACTAAAAGATTTTTATGTCTCACAATTCATCAACACTGAAAAGTATGTTGGTGATATGATGGACAATGATGCTGAAGAGAACTATGCAAAATACAAAAGAATTAAAGAAAGTATTCATCGAGTGTTTTCAGTTGATATAAATAGATTAACGGAAGAAAATGTTCCATTTGATATGCTGTTTAAAGCTGTCGATGGTCAACATCCTCTTGTCGTAAAGTTATGGATGCAAGAAGAAATTAGTTTAGAGACTGTTGTTATTCTTAATTCTATATTTGGGTTCATTTCTCGTGAGTCTTCTAAAATATCAGATACCATTATATGGCCTGATACGAAGAAACTCATAGAGAAATATGAACCCTTCGTAAACTTTAATGTTGACAAATGCAAAACAATGTTAACAAATATGTTTACAAACGCGTGAAAGCGTGTTATAATATAATGTATAACGTGGATAATTCAGTAAATACAATGCAATACAAAGGAGAAATATAATGTCATTTGCAAATCTAAAGAGCTCACGAGGCTCGTCAATCGACAAACTCGTAAAGGCAGCAGAAGCTGTATCTACTAAAGCCGAAACAAAGTCTTACGACGATGATAGGTTTTGGAAGCCAACCAGAGATAAAGCAGGAAACGGTTATGCCGTAATCAGATTCCTACCAGCTAAAGAAGGTGAAGATCTTCCTTGGGTAAGGTATTGGGATCATGGTTTTAAAGGTCCTACTGGTCTATGGTATATCGAAAATAGCTTAACTACAATCGGTCAGGACGACCCAGTATCAGAGATGAACTCTGTATTGTGGAACTCAGGAAGAGATGAAGACAAAGCTATCGCAAGGGAAAGAAAGAGACGTTTGCACTATGCGTCAAACATCTTAGTAGTGTCTGACCCTGCTAACCCACAAAACGAAGGGAAGGTATTCCTATACAAATTTGGTAAAAAGATCTTTGATAAAATCATGGATGTAATGCAACCACAATTTGCAGATGAACAACCAGTAAATCCTTATGATTTTTGGGAAGGTGCTGACTTCAAACTTAAGATTAGAAAGGTTGAAGGTTGGGTGAACTATGATAAATCAGAGTTCGCTACTGCAGCTCCACTATATAATGGTGATGAAGGTCAACTAGAAGGAGTATACGATAAACTATATTCACTAGCAGACTTCACTGATCCTAAAAACTATAAGTCTTACGACGAGCTCAAAGCTAAGTTGAATAAGGTACTAGG